AGGTGTTGGTTCCGATGTTTGGTCGAAAGTCAAGCAGGGTGCCATCACGGCTGGCATAGCCACCAGTGTAAGGCATGCTCTTCACTGCACCGATAGGATATGTCCCGTTCCATGCATCTTGAAGGTTCTGGGCTTCTTGCAGGCTTGCCAGCGCACCAGCCACCAGGTCAAGGCTGCCCAGGTGTGGACCGATCCATACCAGCCGGTCTTCTTCAGTGCTGACCTGCCCACCACCAGTGGAATAGTCCGGCCCCAGCTCTGCTTCATACCAGTAGTGATACAGAATGATGCTGTTTGGCTGCCTGACTTCAATCTGGAAGCTGCTATTGCTCAGGCGCTCAAAGATGCTGGTGGCTGCCCTGCCACCACCAGTGGTGTACTTGCTGCAGAAGGTCAGCCGGACATTGACACCACCAGCCCACTGCCCACCCTGATGCCCACTGACACCGTGCTGCACCCCTGTGAATGGGTTGTATGACGGTGGCTGAATGTGGCGCGTCTGTATCCAGGGTGCGTTCTGAACATCAGACGCAATGATGCCGTTGTGAAGGTACACACGAAGTGCTTCACTGTTGCCTTCAAGGGCAGCACTGGTCAGCACGGTGCCATTTGTGAAGCTGTTTGGTGGTGTGTAGCTCATCAGCCTACCCGCTGAATGAAGGCATTTAACTTGCCTCCATTGTATGACATGCGCGCATCATCAGCCCAGGCAGTGTCATGCACCAGGGCATTGCTGCTGGTGCCTGCATTGTAGTAGGGCAGCAGCACACCAGTGAACACCAGACGCATGCCGTAAATGGTCTGACTGCCTGACGTTCTGGGGTAGTACCACGCACCAGAGATACCACGCCAGCCCACTGCCACCTGCACTGGGGTGTGGGGCAGGGTGCCTGCGCTGGGGTTGCCCCTATCGATGTAAGCAGGCACCACGCTGGTGCCCATGGTGTCACTCAGAGCGCTGCCATAGATGCTGCCAGTGAGGTTGCTATCAAAGCTGCCCTGGTTCGGTACGTTGACAAAGTTTGCCAGTGCATTGCTGGTGACATCCCACTGCAGCCAGAAAGCCCAGCAGCTGCCATTTGTGCCGATGGCAACAGAGCCACCACCACCATTGCTGATCAGGTTCACATCTGATGTTGCCCAGGGTCTTGACCCCACCCAGTGGGGATAGACTGACAGACCCCAGTACACGCGCAGCACGTCATTTGCTGCCACGGTCTGACCTGCCACACCAAAGCTCATCACAGTAGGGCTGACACCATCACCCACCACGTATGGTGCAGCTGGTGGGCTGGTGGCTGTGCCTGCCACTGTCACACTGCTGGTGTGCTTCCAGTCATCTTTGCCCAGCGTGATGCTGTTTTGATACTTGCCCAGGAAGCCATACAGGCTGGCACCAGGACGCTCAAACTGGGGCAGGTCATATGCAGCATTGCGGTGGTTAAATGCGTTCAGATCGGTCTGGGTGTAGTCGCTGAAGCGCGTATTGAGGTCAGGACCGTCAATAGCCTCACCATCCTGCACTGCTGGCCTGATAATCCTGCTCATCTGAAGCGCCCCACTGCAAGATACTTCTGACTGTACACATGGCCCTGCATGATGTGTTCACCAGTGGTGACTTCCAGGGCATCATCAATGCTGGGCTCTATCAGTCTCCACTGGAAGTCAACCACCAGGTCACCCGGTGGGAAGATGCCAGTGCCAAAGATGCGCCAGTGTTCGTGATAGGCCGGACCCCTGCGCTCTGCCAGCACCACACCTGACACCACAATGCGCAGGCGCATATATTTTGGGTTTCCAGGCAGCCCAGCGTTCACACCATCTGCCAGCGCGCCAAACACATAGCTATTGCCTGACCATTCAATGAACAAATGCCCACCTTTGAAGCCAGGAAGCGTGACACTGCCAGCGCTGCCAGCCTGCCACCCACCAGAGTACGTCTGATAGCTGGCAGCGCGCCAGCCACGTGCAGTGCTGGTGGGTATGGAAGCATCTGCTGCTGCAGTCTGCTCACCAGTGCTGCCCCACCGGTCAGCCACCCAGACGCGGTGAAGCGCGTGCAGCTCAAGCCGTGCTTCATCCACAAAGTCACTGGGCAGCTGGGCACGGTCAAGCGTGGTGATGCTGCTCTGCTGTGCACGCATTTCATCATTGATGGCACCAGGGCTGACTGCTGCACCCTGGTCAGCTTCTCGCTGTGTCCACTTCTTCATGCGCGTGGTCCCATGGTCACCAGTGTGCCCTTGCTGGTGTAGCTGTATTCCCAGCCCACCAGGATGATGTCTTGCTGTGTTTCAATCTCAAAGCAGAACCATGCAGCGGACTGGTGAGCAACCGAGAAGCGCAGGGGCACCAGGCGCTCTGTGGTGTAGCTGCCTGACCCCAGCACCACCTTGTCAAGCTCAGGCAGTGCCACGGCATCTGGTGGCTGTGCCCTGTATGTGCGCTCTGCCACTGGGGTCAGCTGGAAGTCTTTGAAGTGGCGCATGGTGATGGTGGGTGCGCCAGTGGTGAGCACCCAGACTGTGACGTATGTGACCTGCTTGAGCACCTGGGCATCACCAGCAGACCACCATGCTGACCGGTATATGCTGACCGGTGCAGGCTGGGGTGCCATCACATCACCACTGACAAGCGAGCCCAGTGCACGCTTGCCTGACAGCACAAACAGGCCACGCTGACTGTCAGCATCACCAGACTCACTGCCGGTGTGGTGTCCAAAAATGACAGTGCCATCATACAAGGTGGCAAGCGCACCCACTGGAAAGCCCACACGGGTTGACCATGGTGCCAGAGCAGATGCCTGGGGCAGCCGGTCAACGTGCAGCACCAGCCCCAGCCCTGGCCTGTCAGAGCCATCTACTGGCAGATAAAGCTGGTATTCACGCTGGGCTGCACTGAAGCAGCTGACCGCTTTGACGTGGCAGTCAGGGGTGATGCGCTGAATGATGTTGTCTTGCGCAATGGTGAGATTGATGACATCACTGACAGCACCACCAGTGAAGCCACCAGTGATGGCATACACACCGTCATTGCCCAGGAAGACGACACCCAGCCCAGGCACTGCCTGGATGCTGTGCGGTGCCCTGCAGGTCACACTGGTGCTGATGGTGGTGACTGTGAAGCCAGTGGTGAAGGTGCCCTGCACCACGTCAATGCTGTTCTCTCTGAACACCAGCAGGTCAGTGTAGCTGGCATACAGCGCAGTGATGCCACCACCAATGTTGCTCAGCTCAATGTATGAGTCAGCACTGAACTGCTCAATCAGCCCCTGGGCACTGAAGAACAGGGTGCGCGCATCATCGATGCCACCATCAAGAAACAGACAGCCAGCAAACAGAGCGCTGAAGCGTGCACGCGGTGCTGGAAGTGGTCCAGTTGCCACCACTGGTGCTGGCTGCCCCAGTGTGCGTGTCTGGTTCGCATCATAGTAAATGCCATCCACGTTGTTGCGCACCAGGTCAACGAAATACAGCGTGCTATCACCAGGGGCATTGCTGTCATTGCTGAAGTTTGTGGTGCGATACAGCTTGCGTGCCACTGTGCCAGCTGGGCCGGTGGGGATGTCTATAGCACAGGCATATCTGAAGCCTTCATGGTCCTCTGGCAGTGACCATGTGGCTGTTGCCAGCGTGCTTGCAGGTCCTTCACTGCCAGTGTCACTGATGAAGCTGACAGCCCAGCCGAACAATGAAACCTTGTCACCAGTGGCAGCACTGGCACCAGTGTTGTCAGACAGCCCCAGACCCCAGCGCCCGCCATCAGGCACTGCTCTGGTGTCTGATGGGCACCACAATGTGGTTGCCCCACCACCCGTTTGAGGGTCAAACGCTGGCACACCACCAGACGGTTTGGGCATGGGAATGTTCAGCCTGGGGTCCACAGCAGTGGGTGTGCCACTGAAGCCAAAGTCACGCACCAGAAAGCCAGTGAACACCAGCGCGCTTTGTGGTGAAGGCCATGGGTTCACCAGCAGTGGGCGGTCAACACCATTGGTGATGATGGTGCCGTATCCGGTGTCAGTGAACCAGCTGCCTGCTTCAGTGGGTGTGGGGATGTTGCGCCCTGTTGCCAGCGTCTTGATCTGCACCAGTCCGCTGCACTCATACAGCAGCTGCAGGTTCCCCTGCTCTTCAAGCAAGACGTGCTGACGCGCACCACTGGCAAGGTGCTGGGCTGCATGCAGGCTGTGTATGGGTCCGCAGCTTGTGAATGGTGCCCAGCTGCTGGCCCCAGACATGAAGCGCTCATACCCCAGACGGGTTGACCACCCACCAGTCTCTTTGTCGATGACAAGGTTTTGAGCCACATTGGCGTTCTGCGGGTTCTGGGGCAGCTTTGTTTCAAGCCCACCGGCCAGGGGTGTCTGATAGGTGTTCTGCTTCATGAAAAGGTCAGCTTGCCGTATGGGTTGCGCACAAAGCGGTATCCAGCAGTGGGGCTGCCCTTGATGATGCGTCTGGGCACCTGAGCCAGAAAGCGCGCTTCCATGCCCTTGTAAAGCACTGCGCGTTCTCTGGAATAGGCCACTGCCAGAGCGCTTGCACCATCCACTTTCAGCGCCAGCTTCTCAAGCGCGCTGTATGCCAGCATCTTGCTATAGCTGGCAGGTATCAGTGTGGCGTCTTGATCTTCCTGCATGCGCGCTGGGTTGATTGATACGCGCACATCCAGCTTCTGATCTTCTGCTGGGTGTGGATACAGCTGGATGCTTCTGTAAGCACTGCTCTGATTGAAGCGGTATCTGACGGCGGTGCTATGGAAGGCTTGCCCCTGCAGGGTGCCCAGCGCCAGGTCAGGCTTCAGTGTGATGCCACCTTTGGTGTTGATGGTGTCACGGTCAATGATGGCACCACCTTCTGCATCTGCATTGCGCACCCTGACTGGCGCGATGATGCCAGCTTCACTGCATGTGAAGTAGTACCGACGGTATAAGCCGGTGTGATTTGGGATGGTTTCAGGGGTGAAGTTGAGCGTCTGGGTGTCTGACAGGGTGAAGCTGCTGACCTTGCTGAAAGCCGATTCAAAGCCACTGCTGACATCAGAGCGGTATGCTGGATAGTTCTGGGCATTAGGGCCGGACACGTTGACCATGTATACGTCAACGGTGCGCGCACCCTGCCCTGCGCTTGCACCCACCACGGTTACACCGCGCACCATCTGGGGTGCGCGCACCAGCACACCTTCACTGGGCACATACGCTTCCACGGTGCCCAGAAGGTCTGCGTCAAGGTTTGCGTCTTCACGTTCCCACTTGCTCAGCATCAGTGCTTTTGCTGGCACACCCACACTGGGG